CATGCGACCTCTCTTTGGTCTATTGCTCCTACCTACATCCCACGGGGTGTCCCACGACGGCTGTGGGCACCGATTCTCATGGGATCTTTGGAGTCCGACTGACCGGTCGCCAACCGTGCCCACCAGTCAACCGTCCAGTAATCATCCACCTGTTCCACGTATTCGGGGGCGTGAGCATACTTTCGCATCTGGTTCGCCAAAGCCAACGCCATCACCCGGTCATCGAACGGTGACCCAGACATTGTGCCCCGATCATTGCGGGTAAATGTCCGCAACTCCTGCACCGTGTTCACATCGTAAAGAGACAACTCGTCGTTTCTCAACGCCATGCCCAAATCGTCAATCATCAACGGCTTCGACGTTCGGGTGGTACGCCACCCGAACTCCTGAGACACCTTGTTCGTCGTACGATTCAGTGAACGCTGCCGAAACAGCCTCGGATAACCCAACTGGCGCAATACCGTGATCGTCGTCAACCCGTGGTTGTTTGACTCCACACAACACAACGCATCCCGGTACCACAAACCCAGCCGGGTCACCTCCACCGCCAACGCATCCGGTGGGATACGCCCATGCCAGATAGCGACCTGCTCCCCTGACCCCACATCCAACACCTGCACGCACGAATAGTCGCCGTGGCCCAAGCCCTCCGCCGTGTCCACACCCATCACGTAGGCGTGCATCCCGTCCGGCTCACGCCACACTTCCAAACTCACTTACGGAACTCCACGACCCGCGGATGCGTCTCATGCAAATAGCCGCTGATGCCCGCATAGCAGCGGCCTTCCATTTCCTCCAACACATCCAAATCAAACACGGGGTTACCTGACTTTACGAACGCCTCTTCAGGCGTTGTCGGATACTCCTGAGCCAACTGCCAAGAAAGCATCGACTGTCTCTTCGACTCATACCACGACTCATCCCGGTCTTCCGTCGCCGACCACGGGAAGAACATCGGCGAGAACTTGTTATTGGCCGTGGAAGCCCCCACCCAAAGATGGTGGAAGAAGTTTCCGCTTCCATTCGCCGTACTAAGACCAATGATTCGGCCTCCGACATCAGCCACTGGTTCAATGGATGCCCACGCTTCCTCAGGGTTCGGTAAGAACGCCCACTCATCAACAACTATTAGGGTAGCGGATTCGCCACGCGCAGGGTCCGATGCCGAAGGCATCGACGTGATCTGTGAGCCGTTGCCGAAGAACATGCGCTGCTGGTGATCCACCAGCGACTTCGGGCCACGGGCCACCATCCAATCCGGCAAGTGTTGGAAGCCGTATTTCGATTTACGCAGTAGGAGAACGGACTCGCGTTCGGTCCTGCTGAGGTCGATGATGTTCTGGTCGGCGTGAAAGAACGCCAACCAGAACTGGTGGGCTGCCACGAGGGTCGTCCACCCGATCTGACGTGCCTTCAACGTCAACGAGTAACGGTTGTTCTCCCACTCGTCCAACGCGTATCGTTGCGCGTCGCGTAGCCCGAACAGGATGCGGCCCTGAGCGGGGTGCGCGATGTGCCAGTACTTCTGTAAGAAGTATCGTTCGTCGCGTTCGCATTTGCGCCATTCTGCTTCTTGGCGGAGTTCACCCAGACGACTCATCAGAGGAGAGGGGGCGGCTTGGGGGTGGGCTTGAACTGGGTGAATGGTATCCCCGCCCCCGCACCGGCCTGCGTTGCTCTCTCCAACGCCTCCGCTTCAACGTAGGTGTTGAACCGTGCGCTGATTGTCGGATCTTCCATCCAGTTGCGATACGCAGTCCTCAGATGCTCTTTCCAGTCGGCTTTCAGCACCATCTCCGCTTGCTCTTTGGCTCCCCTTGGTTCCCATCCCACGAGGCGCTGGATCCACGTATCTACAACGGGGGACCGCTCCCTAGGGAATCTTGTCGATAAACCCTCCGTTATCCCTTCGTCCCACCATGACCCCAAGAGGTTTTCGTGTCGCCAGCCCAGCGGCGCTCTGGTTTCTTGGTTGGCTAACCATCCCGCCAGATCAAGGTCGGTGAGATCATCGTTCAACGACTTCAAGAAAGTCCTGAGTTCGTCCTCTCTTTGCATCGCCCACCGACTTGAAATCTTCGACTCCACGAGTTCCCGTGCGAAGGAGGAGAACTTGTCCCACCCCGGCGGGATCGGAGATTGTCCCTGCCCGCCGGGACCGGCATAGGAATCCATTCCTATGCGTAACCAGTCCTTGGGGGCATACTCGCCAGCGGCGAGTCTCCTCAGGGATATGGTAGCCGGTAGTTGTTCTCCGCCAAGACGCCCCGCCACGGCTGTGCGCTCACCCGTTGCGGCCACAGAAGGAAGGTTGCGCCACCCCTGCGATTCCAACACGTTTCGACGGGCCTGATCTGTCGCCCGGAGAACCTGCTCCGTCAAAGCCTCCCTGCCGTGCCCCGCCGGTTCCCGAATGAGACGTTGGACGAGGTTCCTCACGTCCGGTTCCGCCTCTATCTTCCTCATCTCTTCCAGAAGGCGTCTCAGAAACGGTTGGGCACCGGGGCCGAACTCCATTTGCGCTTGGGTAATCCCCGGCATATTCATCGGTGCATAGGTCGGAGTCGCAGTAGCCCTCGCACCAAGATTGGCAGCCTTCGCAGTATGGGGTGTTCCCAAACCCTGAACGACGTTATCTGCCAGCGTTTTCGCCGACACCAGAATCTCGTCCTCACCAAACTGGTCACCCCTGCGGGCGTTCATAAACCAGTCGATGTCCTTGCGAGGGTCGATTGACGACTCAAAGACCTCCCTCTGCGTCCCCCCCACCCCGGGCATCGTAGCCTGCTCTCCGGCCTCGTTCCACCATCGGGGAGCCATAGGATTCGTGTAGGCAGACGGGCCGATTGGCTGTCCCGGCGCTTGGGCACGCGCCACCGACACCCGTTCCGGAAGGCCCGCTTCGTCCACCCATTTGAGGGTGATCTCCTTCAAGTCGGCGGCAACCAACTTCCGCACCTGCTCTACGCGTGCCGTGTTTATCTCGTCGGGGAAACCAAGCCGCGCATGTGGGGTCTTGAACCACGCCCCCAACCCGGAAACGTCTGACCCAAAATGGGTGGCTTCTGCAACTTCATCTCCCTGCCGGGTGAAAGAGCGGGCCGCAAAGTGCATCAAGGAGTCGTCGGCCGCTGCCCACTCTTCCCCAACCCGACCCCCCAACCTCGGGTGGTCGAAGACGGCACGCAACCGGATCGTGTCTCGTGAGCGGCGGACGTTTATCACGCTGTCAACAATGTCGTCGGCGTACATGCGGGACACCGACGGCCAAATCTTCGCCATCTCCGTTCTAGTCAACATCGGCACGTCGGCAAGGTGTAGAGACGGCCCTAGAGTCCTATTCACCATCTTGCCGATCTGCGGCAACGTCTTCCCCTCCGCAGCCGTACCCGTAAACACGCCGCCCTGCACAGGACGCGGCGCACGCACCATCGACATCTCCATACCCGGAGGAAGATCCAACACAGAGGCGGGCGACCCGGGCGCCGGAACCTGATGAGTCACAGGCTGCACAGGCGCACGGGCAGAACGGATGTCGTCCAAATACGCATCCGTCCGAAACCGCGGATACCTAGAGAAGTTATGCGGATTAGTCGGATTCACCCATGCGAAACCCGGAAGCGCCCCCTCCGGACTTGGCAGCACGACGTCGGGAGAATCAACCTGCCCCAACCACCGCCTCGGATTCTCTATCCCCCTACCCCGGAAGAACCTACCCATCACACCCTGACCAGTCCGTGCAGCATCTGTCACGGCACGGGCACCAGCCTGCGTCCCAGCCCCCAAAATCTTGCCGCCCACTATCGCAGCCGGATCGATCAAGAACCGGCCCAGCGCATCCACCGCCCCAGACCCCTTGCGATACAACTGGCGTGCCTGCATATCCGCCAACTCGTCCGGGTTCGTAATATCGCCACCAGAACCGATCCCGACCTTCCCTAGAGCCTCCTGAAGACCCAACATCGCCGCCTGACCCATCGACCGGTCCTGAGCGATAGCGTACGAGTCCTTCCATGGAAGACGCTTCACGACGTCCCATGCTGACTCATCGTCGGTCCTCGTCCCCCACGGCATCGACGTCCCGACAGTCAAAGCCGTCGTAATCGGTTCCCGGATCCCCTCCCGGCCCGCCCACTCAAACGACTCCAAAAGATTCATTCCCTTACCGGGATGAGCAGCATGTGATCCAGCAGACGAAGGCACCATGTCGCCGTACGGTAGGCCCGGTTGGCGCACACCGCCAAACATGGTCGTATGCAACAAACCGCCAAGGACATCCAACCAGCCCTTCCCACCCCAGCCCTTCCCACCCGTACTCGGTGCCGGAGGACGAAAAGCCGTCGGATCAGCCCGACGGCCAATCAGGCGCAACGCCAAATCCCGTTGAGACTCCGGGTTACGATCCTCAGTCATCTAATCGAACAACGACTGTAACAGACGACCCAAACCCCAAACCGTGAAGGCCACAGACAAGAACACGACCGTCACGAACGCCGATACCGTCCACCTCACTGGCACGACTCACACACCTCCGGGGACTCCAACCCGCACACCAAAGGTTCCTCATCGGAAAACGGATCAACCGACGGACGCTCCCCCAACGCCTCCTCACGCACCTCATACGGAACCCACTCCCCCCCAAACAACACATGCCCGACACTCACTCACCGACCGCCCCACGAAACTCAACAACCAACCCCTCCAACTCGTCAGCCAACTCCAAATCCGACAAACCCGACGCAGCACGATCCTCCAACACCACAGAACGACGCGGCGTAAACTTCTCTATATACTGCAAATATAGAGAAGCAGCATTCACAGACCCCGCCACAGCCTGAGCATGCAACGCATCAATCACCGACTGCGTACGCTCAGGATGAATATTCAACTCAGCAGCACGACGATCCCACTCTCTCGTAAAACGAGGGTCACGCTTCCAACGCCGCAACGAATCCTCATGCAACTCATGCTCCTGCGCCCACTCACGCTGAGTCAAAGGTTGACGATCCGGCCCCAACAGCAACCAGTCCAGAAAGTCACGCCACAGATCAGGCATGACCTTCTCACCTGACACATCGTCAGTCTTCCAACCCCTACCGCCACCATTCTGAGCCACGACACAACCTCCTAACAAGGCCACCGGCATGTCCCAACCACGCGGGACAGGCAAGACACTTAATAAACGAGGAGGCTAGCCGCGACCCGCCACCAGCGGGTCGCTCCAGCCTCTCAAAGCCTCCATTTACGGTGTGGAGATAGCAGACTCTCAGATTCTGACGATCTGTCCTTCCATATCTACACACACCCGCGGAGCGGACCCCCACCCCCCCCTCGGGGGGTAGCCCCCGGACGTCTGGGCCTTCGGGGTACGTGCCGCGTCGTTGCGGGCGTGCCGTCGGGGTCCGGCAGGGAGCGTGCCCGGGTGGGACCGGACGGCCGGTAGGACGGGAGCGGGAACGTCTGAGGGTGGCACCCGGGGAGGTTCGGGGAGGTCGGACCGTCTGCCAGTGGCACGGTGCCACTGGAGGCGCTGGGAGGCTGGAAGAGGTTGCCGCCGCATGTCATAATGGGTCTGTCACGAGGGGTCCGGTGAAGGACTCCTCCCAACAGAAAGGAAGTAGCCAATGGCTACCTCAAAGAACAGTAAGAGCACTTCCAAGCCGGTCCCAGTGATGGGGCAGAAGGGCGAAGAGGTGCGGACGGTGACCATCGTTGGAACACAGACGGTGGGCCGCATGCGGAAGGGTGCACTGCAGATCCTGAAGGGAGGCCGTGAGGCCAACCGGGGGGTCTTCCTGATTGCCGCCGGGACCCAGAAGGTTCTGGAGGTGTCGGGAGGTGCGACCCTGAAGGGTGCGGATCTGACGGAGGCCCGGGCAGTGATCCGGACCATCTGCAGTGGCGCTGTGGAGGAGTGGCACTTGATCGAGCAGACGGTGAACGAGGCCGTAGTCGATCTGTCTGCCCTGCTCGTGAGGTTGTCCGCACATCGTGCGGCCTGCACCACGGACCCGGTGGTGGAAGCATCACTGGAGTCGTCCCGGCTCCGTCGTCTGCTGGAGGAAGGGCACCCGCTGGATATGACTGTCTGCAGGATGGTCACGTCCTCACTGGGGGGAATCAAAGCAACCCTCCCCGGTGGCAAGGGTGTCCCGTCCGACATCGTTGTCCGACAAGAGGCGTTCCTGAAGAACCTCGTGGACAGTGCCACGGACGGGACTGAGGTCCTGACTGGTCGGGCAGGAAGGGAGTACGTGCGGAGTCTTCGCAACACTCTTGGACTGGCGGACACGGCGGCCCAGAAGAGGGTGGCAGGCAGGCAGGGCAAGAAGCGTGCACTGTCGGTGATGGAGGC